TTGACTGGTGGGATGTACCTGGAAGAGATGAGAAGTGGAAAAAACAAACTATTAGTAATACATCTGAGATGCAATTCAGACAAGAGTTTGGTAATGAGATTATAGGATCCGGTAATACATTAATTAATCCTGAGACTCTATTAGCCATGCAGTCTATAGAACCTATAGCAACTGCTCACGATGTTAAAATATATAAAGAACCTGAAGAAGGCAGAAATTATTTAATGTTCGTTGATGTATCTAAAGGTAGAGGAATGGATTATTCTACTTTTAATGTTATAGATGTAACAGATAAACAATTTATACAGGTAGCGGTCTTTAGAGATAATATGATAAGTCCATTACTATTCCCTGACGTTATATTTAAATATGCAACATATTATAATCTATGTTATGTAGTAATTGAGAACAATGATGCTGGCCAAGTAGTATGTAATGGTCTTCATTATGATTTAGAATATGAAAACATATACCTTGAAAGTCATGTGAAGAGAGATGCTATCGGTGTTATGATGACCAAGAAAGTGAAAAGAATAGGATGTTCTAATCTTAAAGACATTGTAGAACAAGGAAAAATAGTATTATACGATAGTGATACTATTATAGAACTAAGTTCTTTCGTGCAGAAAGGTAAATCATATGCTGCAGACCATCACGGTCATGATGATTTAGTAATGAATTTAGTCTTGTTTGGGTGGTTTTCTTCTACACCATTCTTTGCAGAGACTACTGACCACAACATGAAAGAGTTATTATACAGAGAAAAGATTAGATTAATTGAAGATGATATGTTACCAGTAGGAATTATACACAACGAACAGAGGACAGAACACCCATTTGGAGATGGCTGGGAAGTCTGGAAAGGTTAAATTGTATAAATAATGGTATTGAATCTAAACTTATTATGTAAAAATCTTATAATTAAGGAGTAAAAAAAATGGCATTTCTAGTCTCACCTGGTGTACAGGTAAAAGAAGTAGATTTGACAAATACAGTTCCTGCCGTATCATCATCTGTTGGTGCAATGGCGGGTTCGTTTCAATGGGGTCCTGTAGATGAAATAACTACAGTTGGCTCTGAAACAGCTTTGGTAAATCTATTTGGCGAACCTAACGGGGATACGCATCAAAACGTTCTCGCGGCTAGCCAATTTTTAAGCTATGGCAATTCATTGAGAGTTGTTAGAGCGGTTGGAGCAAGCTTAAACGCTGGTTCTGCTGCAGGCTTACTAGTTAAAAATGACACTGCTGCTGAGACTGCTACTGGCCAGGAAATTGTTGCAAGATATCCTGGAACTACAGGCAACTCTCTATTGGTGTCTATATGCCCAGCTAACTCCGCGGCCTTTACGGCGTGGGCTTACAAAGATAACTTTACAGTCGCTCCGGCTACGTCTACAGCATGTAGTAACGTATCTGGTTCACTGGATGAGTGTCATATTATTGTCGTCGATGAAGATGGCGACATTACAGGTATTGCGGGTACAGTACTTGAAACATACGAATTTGTATCACAAGCACGTGATGCTACAGGTTCGGATGGAGCCACTAACTATGCAAGGAATGTGGTAAACAATAAGTCATCGTGGATTCGTATGTTAGATAGTCCTACGGGATTAGCTAATTGGAATGCTACTATGGCAGGTCAAACGTTTGACGTCGACCCTGATGATGATGCAGGCACAAATGATGTGTATACTAAATCATTAACAGGTGGAACCGATGATAATTCTTTAACAGTTGGAGAAACTACAGCGGCATATGATATGTTTGCTGACGCGGAAACAGTTGATATCTCATTACTCTTTATGGGTGATGTTGATTGGTCTACTTCCGATTCTACTACAGTTTGTAATAAGTTAATAGCTATTGCTGCTGCTCGTAAGGATACCGTCGCATTTGTATCACCTCCGTTGACAGAAAATACAGCTGCTGAGGTAATTACGTGGGCAGGAACGTTGACACATTCTTCATATGCTTTCGCTGATTCATCAGCTTTGTATGTGTATGATAAATACAAAGATAAATATCGTTGGATAGGAGCTTCTGGTGCTATGGCAGGACTAGCAGCTAACGCTGACTTGACTCAAGATGCATGGTATAGCCCAGCAGGCTTTAGTCGTGGTAACTTGAGAAATGTTACTAAGTTGGCATACAATCCAGTTCAAGTCGACAGGGATGATTTATATAAAGCGGGTGTAAACCCAATTGTATCTTTTCCTGGTGCAGGTATAGTTTTATATGGTGACAAGACATTACAAACTAAACCAAGTGCGTTTGATAGAATCAATGTTAGGAGACTATTCATTGTTCTAGAGAAAGCAATTTCATCTGCATCGAAGGCTTCGTTATTTGAGTTTAATGATGAGTTCACAAGAGCACAATTCCGTAATATGGTTGAACCATTCTTACGGGATGTTAAAGGTCGTCGTGGTATTACAGACTTCAACGTTGTATGCGATGACACTAATAACACAGGAGCTATTGTAGATGCCAACAAGTTTGTTGCTGACATTTATATTAAGCCTGCGCGCTCTATTAATTTCATCACACTTAACTTTATTGCCACTCGAACTGGCATCGAGTTTAGTGAAATAGCAGGAGGTAACTAATAATGGCTATCTTAGGCGTAGATGATTTCAAAGCGAAACTGACTGGTGGTGGTGCACGTCCTAATCTATTTAAAGTAACCCTAGGTTTTCCTACAGGTGTTACTGCGAATGTTGCAGACGCGTCATTTATGATTAAAGCGGCATCTTTGCCTGCTTCTCAAATAGGTACAGTACCTCTTCCTTTTAGAGGAAGAATATTGCAGCTAGCTGGGGACAGAATATTTGATCCGTGGTCAATCACAGTTGTTAACGATACTAACTTTGATGTTCGTAATTCATTCGAGCAATGGATGAATTTAATTAATCAACATGAACTTAATACAGGTGTTACTAACCCTACTGCCTATATGGCAGATATGGTTGTGGAGCAACTGGATAAAGATGGTTCAGTGATTAAATATTATGACATGAGAGGAACTTGGCCAAGTAATCTAGGAGCTATTGAGTTATCAATGGATACTGGTGATACTGTAGAAGAGTTCACGGTAGAGTTACAAGTACAATATTGGGAATCTAATAAAACTACTTAACATTCAAGGGTCTCTGAAATGGGACCCTTATTTTTACATATAAATAATTACTATGGCAAACCTAGAAACTAATCTTTTCGGCTTCCAATTCAAACGAAAAAAGAAAGCGGAAGACGTAAAGGCTAAAACTTTTTCGGCCGTTGATGAGGACGGCGCGTATCAAATATCACCATCTGGAGGCTATTACGGCCAGTATCTAGATATTAATGGTGACCAATTTAAAAATGATGTTGACTTAATAGTTAAGTATCGACAGATTACTGCCTATCCTGAAGTGGATGCAGCAGTCGAAGACATCACTAACGAGGCAATTGTAAAGCCAGAAGCTGGTACTATAATTGAATTAAACCTCGATGAGCTAGACCAACCTAAGAAAGTAAAGAATCTTATTCAAGAAGAATGGGATAATATCTTAGAGATTCTAGATTTTAATAACAGAGGATATGATTTATTCAGACGTTGGTATACAGACGGTCGTTTATTCTTCCACGTTATTATTAATGAATCTGGAACAGAGGGTGGCATTAAAGAATTAAAACAAGTTGACCCTACTAAAATTCGTAAGATTAAAGAAGTAGAAAAGATTAAAGACCCTAAGACTCAAGCAGAATTAATACGGGTAGTAGATGAATATTACCTATTCCAAGACAATGATATGAATCAGACTGGTGATGGTTTAAAAATTGCCACTGATGCAATCATACAAGTTAACTCTGGTTTACTTAATGAACAGAGAGACAGAGTTATAGGATATCTACATAAGGCTTTAAAGCCAATGAATCAACTATCTATGATGGAAGATTCAATGGTAATCTATCGTATATCGAGAGCGCCTGAACGTAGAATATTTTATATAGACGTTGGTAACCTTCCTAAACAAAAGGCAGAAGAGTATTTAAACAATACGATGAATAAGTATCGTAACAAAATTGTTTATGAACCTGCTACTGGACAGATTAAAGATGAGAGAACTCATAGGTCTGTTATGGAAGATTTTTGGTTACCACGTAGAGAAGGCGGAAGAGGTACTGAGATATCTACATTACCTGGAGGTCAAAACCTCGGTGAAGTAGAAGATGTATTGTATTTCCAACAGAAGTTATATAGAGCATTGAATGTTCCTATGTCACGTTTAGAGACCGACTCTACATTTAATATCGGTAGGTCTTCGGAGATAACTCGAGATGAGTTAAAGTTCCAAAGATTTATTGATAGAATTAGGAATAAGTTTAACGGATTATTTTTTGAAGCGTTAGAAAGACAACTTATTCTTAAAAAGATTATCGTTCCATCCGATTGGCCTGAGATGAAATCACAGATACAAATGGATTATGCGAGGGATAATTACTATGCTGAACTAAAAGAAGTCGAAATTCTTAAAGATAGAATTGAAATGGTGCAGATGATGGACGAATATATTGGTACATTCTGGTCTAAGGACTGGGTTAGACGTAATATTCTTAAGTTAACTGACGAGGATATGAAGACAATTGATAAAGAAAATGAAGAAGATCCGGTTACACCTAAAGACTTTGACGCAGCACTCGCAAGAAGTACTGTTTAGAGTTCAAAAATTTTATAAATAAATATTACTGAGAGGAAACTATGACCATAGATACATTGGTTAAAAATATTAAAGCGGGAGATGCACAATCTTCCAACAATTCGTTTAATAGTGTTATGGCTGATAAGATTAATGCAGCCTTAGATACGCATAAGCAGGTAATAGCTCAAAAAATGTATGGAGAGCAACCTGTAGAAGAGCCTGCGGCTGGAACACCGGAGGCGGAAAAACCGAGCCCGGAGGAAGCTGCAGTTGAAAAAGTTTAAAGATTCATTTGATATACTTATTGAGAAAAGGCTAAAGCTACCATCTGGAGAGAAGGCAGTTAAGACTATGCCCAAGCTTGGTAAGAGAAAAGATATCGAAGCTGTCATTACAAAGAAAGGTAATAAATTCAATATTTGGGTTGATGGTCAAATGCTCGATACTTTTAAAAACGAAAGGGACGCCGAGAAGGGTGTAGCAGAATTTATTAAAGTAATGAGGCTATAATGGCTAAAGCTTTAAAGACTATTAGAAAACCAATTGTAGAGAAATGGAATGAAAGAGTTTCTCAGAAAGGTTTAGCAGAATTTCGTGCGATGTATAAGACATGGCTGAAGTCTGGAGTTGATAAAAGATTCATTAAGACAATGGAAGAATTGTATGATGATATGGTAATTGGTGGAATGTATTCTTCGCGTAGTGCTGAAGAAGCTGGAATTTTAAAGATTGACGGTAGAACTAAATATAAGAACGCAAACTGGTAAAGGACAATTATGAGTAAGATAGGATGGACAATATTATTCGTAGGGGTTATAGCTTTTGTAGCTTTAATGTTTTTTGGTGTTGATTCTTTAATGTGTGAAGCCCCGTGCGTTTAGATGTTAACGGACCAAGAACGAAGTACAATGAGATGGCGGTGGACCGCTCTCGTAATCTATTTACTGATTTGCTTTTATGATTTCTTATTCGTACCGGTTTGGTACGGCCTCAACAGACCTGACATAAGTCAGTTCATGGAGATTATAAACGCAACTGAGGATACGTTAGTTCAAATGGAGCTAATGAAAAAGCTGACTGGACAGCATAATCCGTTTACTCTTATGGGTGGAGGATTATTCCATTTAGCGTTCGGTGCAATACTTACGGGTAGTGCATTTGGATTAAACAAATAAGGACAGATATGAAATTAATCGCGGAATATACAGATACAAATCTTGGTTACTCTATTCAAGAAGGTAAGAATGGTAAGAAAAATTACTTTATTGAAGGAGTCTTTATGTCTGCTGAGAGCAAGAATAGAAATGGTAGAATATATACTAAAGAAGTTCTGGCCGCAGCTGTCAAAAAGTATAACGAAGAACAAGTAATTACAGGGCGCGCAGTCGGTGAATTGAATCACCCTGACGGTCCTACCATTAATTTGGATAAAGTTTCACACAGAATTACTGAGCTTAATTGGGAAGGTAATGATGTGAAAGGAAAGGCATTAGTGTTAGATACTCCTATGGGTCAAATTGTAAAAGGTTTGGTTGAAGGTGGTGTTCAACTTGGTGTCTCTAGTCGTGGTATGGGAAGTCTAGAAAGTAAGAATGGTGCTAACTATGTTAAGGATGATTTCATGCTTAATACAGTTGACATTGTCCAAGACCCCAGTGCTCAAAATGCATTTGTTAATGGAATTTTTGAAGGCACTGATTGGTCAAGGGATGATGAGGGACACTTTATTCCTTTCAAGGCAATTGAAAAAGGTGAGACAGAAATGATGGAATCAGAAGTGATTGAAGATAAGGTAGATACTACCGAATCTGATATTGCTGGGTTTGAACGTTTCCTCTCTAAACTATAATCTCTAAAGGAGAATATTATGTCGGAAGATATAAAAAAACAAGATGAGGCTGAAGAGGTTGTAACAGAGGATGCACAACAAGAAGTGACGGAAGAAACTACTGAAGAGCAGGCCCCTCTTACAAAAGCTCGCACTTTGTCGGCAATCAATGCCTCTTTACAAGAAATGAGTAAAGAAGAATTGGATTCTTTATTGGATGAAGCAAAGACCAAGAAAGAAGCTAAAGCGAAGAAGGAAGACGACGACGCTGAAGCTGAAACGGATGATGCCTCAGACGAAGAAGATGAAGATGAAGGTGATGTTGAAGAGAACATCGAACCTAAAACTTCTAGTGTAAAAATCAAGAAGCGTAAAGGTGACGATGGTTCAGAAATTGAAATAGGCGAGAAAGAGAAGAAAGAAGCTGCCAAAGCTAAGAAGGAAGCTAAGCTAAAGGAAGAAGAAGCAAAAGCTAAGAAGGAAGCAAAGGCTAAAAAAGAAGCTAAGCAAGCTAAAGAGGATGTAGATGCTCTTGCAGCTGGCGAAGATTCGCTTTCTGAAGGTTTCAAAGAAAAAGCCGCAACAATTTTTGAAGCTGCATTACAACGTAGAGCTGCAGATGCAACTGCTGAGTTAGAAGAGAAATATGCTTCTGATTTAGAAGGTGAAGTTCAAGCTATACAAGAAGATGTAATTGACAAAGTAGACGGGTATCTCAACTATGTTGTAGAGACTTGGATGAAAGAGAACGAAGTTGCTATTGAGCATTCTTTGAAATCTGAAATCACTGAATCATTTATTTCTAAATTACATGACGTATTCACTGAGCATTACATCGATGTTCCAGAAGATAAGGTTGACATTGTTGACACTCTTCAGAAGGACCTAGCAGATGCTAAAGACCAGTTGAATAAAACTACTGATGATGCGAAAGGATTATCTGAGAAGGTTAAAGCCTACGAAAGAGAAGCTATCGTAACTGAAGCATGTGAAGGTCTTGCTGCTACTGAAGCTGCTAAAATTTCTAAGTTATCTGAAGGCATTCAAGCTGATGACAACGAAGAGTTTACAACTAAGTTAGCAACAATTAAGGAATCTTACCTTAACAAAGATACAACAGCGACTGGCGAAGACGAAGTTGACGCTATAACTGAAAAGGACGAAACAGCTACTGAAAAGAAAGTTGACCCAGCAATGGATCGCTATCTGAAGGTACTGTCTGGTCAGAATATAACGCAATCATAGGAGAAATTTATGGAATTGCAAGCAGATATGCTACAGGAAAAATGGGCTCCTGTACTAGATTCAAAGGATGCTGGCCAGATTAAGGACGCGCACAGACGTGCCGTTACTGCCGTCGTTCTTGAAAATCAAGAAATAGCTCTAAAAGAGGCTGCTCCTTCGTGGACTGGTTCTCTAGCAGGTGGTTCGACTGCGACTGGTGACATTGATAATTTTGATCCAGTTTTAATCAGCTTAGTTAGACGTGCGACACCAAACATGTTGGCGTTCGACGTAGCTGGCGTACAACCAATGAAAGGACCTACTGGTTTGATTTTCGCAATGAAATCAAACTATGCAGATGGTACAACTACTCCGGCTCCAGCCGATCCTACAGAAGCTCTATTCAATGAAGCTGATGATAGTTTCTCTGGTACTGGTTCTGCTGGTTCAGGTACTGCGATGTCTACAGCTAACGCTGAGGGTGACATTTCAGCTACTATGGGTTTCAGCATCGACAAGACTTCAGTTACAGCTAAGTCACGTCAGTTGAAAGCTAACTACACAATGGAATTGGCACAAGACCTTAAAGCGGTTCATGGCCTTT